GTTAATAAGACCGCCCTGATGATGACGGCTGAAAATCCTGTCATCCTCATCCCTGGCTTGTTCGGCATCACGTCTAATCGGAGCATAAAACTTCCGACCTGTCAATCTGGATATAGCAACCCACTCACCCATTTCCCCAATGTCGGGGTCGTGATATTCTGTAGGCATATACACCTCCCTGTCAATTAACATGCTTGTCTGATGTACGTAACCAAGCTGCATGATTGTCTAGCACTTCATCCAACTCATACGTACCCAAATACTGTTCACACGCCCTACGTACTACCTCACTCCTAGTAATGGAGTGTTCGTCCGCAAAGTCTTGCAACTGATACCGTAACATGGGGGTCATTTGAGCCGACACCCAGACCTTCGGTTCTTTATCCATACATGGATAATACACTACGGATTAGAAGTTGTCAACTTTTTAATATCAGGACACATGGTCTGGTCGAGAGCAAACAATTCCATGTGAGTGGCACGTTTCCACTTATCACCGATGGTGACATTCGGAAAGCGTTTGCTCTCTCCAGTACAGAAGCAATACTCGATACAGCTACGTGCTATTTTGGCTTGCTCCACATCGGCCTTGTGGTATCTGCGTTTTTTCATATCTCATACTATACTCCGAAAAACCAGTATATAAAATGCGCTCCAAAGTATATTGTGCCCAGAGTAATCACCATCCAGCCTAGTGTATCTATCCAGCCGTGTCTCATACATCCACCTCCGTAGATTTACCAGCCTCAATCGCTGCCTTCAGTATTCCAACACACTTATCTAATTCATTGAAGTCACATGCTGCCATCAACATTGACCATTCCTTAGCGTCCAGCTCTACTATACTGAAAGCTCCGTGAAACATGGCTGGTGTCCAAAACAGTTCCATTTTGTCATTCATTACCACAACTCTTGTGTCATCCATATCACACCTCCTCAGATGGTTGGAATGATTGGGAAATTGTCATCCGAAGTATGTAAAGCTCCGGCATCATTGCCCTCATCATCACTCATTGCAATCAAGTACGTACCATCACCGAATATAATCACTGGCGCGTAATTGTATAGCTGTTTCCGATACTCAATTCTGGCTATGATTTTACCGCTGCACTTCTGGGTTGCTTGTTGTTCCCAGTATGCTATCGTATCTTTTTGGTTACGCATCTTGCACCTCCTCTCTGCCGTCTATATGCTTCCCATTAGCCCAATACACTTCTTGCCCTGTTACTTCCCACCCCCAACTTTCTCTCAGGTCGTACAGCAACTCGCTTACGGTGGGGCGAGCATTCTCACCCCATATGTCATCAGCAATGTCTTTCACTTCGTCAGGTGTCCAAGTCTGCCTTAGTTCGCCATAGTAATGGAGCTTCTTTCTGTTCAACTCCTCTGCCATGTGCGCAAGGTACATATCATACGGTATAGCTTGTATGTAACGTTCCGTATTCAACCAGTCTATTTCCCAAACCTCTTTGTATTCACTCATCTTGCACCTCCTCGTCTTTGTTTTCAGGTAAGAACAACACACCATCAGCTTGCATTTTTTCCAACACCTCATCAGGTAACGAATGTATATAGTTGCCTAACTTCTGTACGTCTTTGACATCTTTGTCTGTGTCACTCATCTTTCACCTCCTTGTTTCGTTCAGCTATGTGCATGTCTATGTTGACCTCGATAACAATCCAGTTGATACCTGTTTCGGCATCAGCCCTGTAGTGAATGCCATGTAGAATGTCCTCTGCCTCAGCACGAGATATGTCAACCCCCATACCTTCGGCTGTGTGAAGCACGTCATCTACGTGCCACACATGGACAGCAATCGCTGTATCAGGCTTGTAGTGCATCGTCAGATGTTCTATGTGTTGTTTTACTGTTGTCATCCTTACACCTCCTCTAAGTTATCCAGGAACTCCGTGATGTCATAGTCGTCACTGAGTTCTTTTACGGTACTGGCATCCCACCCCATTCCATCAACCTCCTCCTCAATGTTCGCTAACCTTCTCTCTATGTCCTCCAAGTGCTTGTTGATATCAACTTGTAATTGATTTATTATCTTGCTAACCGTAGACTTCTTGACATAACCGAAGTAGTTAGGCATGTCATCAAGCTGTGTGTGTGCGTTGCTGATGTCCATGTCATCTACAATGTCGTACGTGATGTTGTCAGCTACGTACTTTATATTCTCGGCTGCGTCCCTAGCTTCCGTGACTTTTGTTATAAACTCTTTCTTGTTCATCTTGCACCTCCTTGTGCTTTATTCGCTCGAACATGCGACTGTCTTTATGTTTGAAACAATTTGCAAGTGTACGCCTCCAACCAAAATACTCTAGTCTATCTCTATCACGGTGCATATCATGGCACTCTGACGTTATCCAGTCATCATACATAGCCGTGATAGAGGCTGTGTGCATTACGTTACTCATCAACCGTGTCGGTCTATCAAGTCTTGAATAGATAACTTGCCTTCCTTGAACATGTCCCAGTCGTCATCGCTGACATCCATCTGTTTGAAGCAGTCCTCGAAACTGTCCTCTAGCCAGTGCTCTGGTGTGCCATCGGCATATTCAGGGTTCTCATAAAATACTGTAGTTGTCATTGTGTTTGCGCCTCCCTGCGCAGTACGATATAGTGCCATGTGAATATGGCTATTGTTACTGGTATCACCGTCAACAAGAACACAGTGTCATCCGACATACGTGTTCCACAGCCTGATGCCTCATACAAAGTCTTGCCTAGCTTGTAAGACATGTGACCAAGCCAGTCATTACAGAAGTCTCCATCCGTTACGCTTAGGTACAGCCAGTTAGCTATTGCTTTCATGTTGCCTCCTTCTAACCTTAGGGTTAGACTATGTTACCAACGTTCGTTAGGGTCTAGTGCATATGCGTATCGCTTAATCAAATTCAAGTGTGCAACACTCTCACCTGCTACGTCCATCTGAGCGTTTAGCATTGCTGTGTGTAACAGTCGTAGCTTACGTGTGCCTCCAGGATAATCCCAGAAGTGACGCAGGTAGTGTCTATACTCATAAGCCCAGAAGTAGAAGATACCTAGATAGTTATACGTGCCTCGATATTTTTTATCCCAGTCAATCAAGACCTGATTAACTTTCCAGTACATGTTGGCATTGACAAGGTAAAATATTTTGTCGTTGTTATCAGCTACCCAGCACAGCAACCTGTGTAAATGCTTCATCCGAACTTCGTTGTTTTCTGCCCAGCACAGCAACCTGTGTACATACCTCATACCCACCTCCTTGCGTCAATAACGCCTTGCTCATTTGCTCCAGCTTTTATCATCAGTCTACCTATAACTTCCAGTCGGACATCCCTACTCATTTTAAGAGGCATTTTAGCAAGCATCTCGTCCCACTTCACAAACAAGCCCATGTACTTGTCAAAGTGATTTTTATGCGTGCCCAAGCTATGTGCTTTTGCAACTTCAGGTATCATCTCATCGACAAGCGCATCCACTACTCCGTTTATGGCTTCAGATTTATTCATCATGTCACCTCCTTAGGTGTTTATTCCTCGTGATTGTTGGCATCTAGTATTGTATCTAATCCGTTAGGTGTAACGTCTACAGGCATGATACCTATACCTGCTAGGTGTCGGATTTCGTTTTCAGTAATCGTCTTACGCTCACCTCTACCTATCAACTGCACTAGTACATATGCTCGGGGACATCGTGGATACCAGTGATATTGGTTGTACATACCACTACGCCGCTCAATGTTGTACGTGTAATTGTCCATGCTTGCACCTCCTTGTGCTAGTAATTTTTCACTGTCTCGACTATACATACTTCTGTGTTGGCGACATCGTAACACATCAGGCAGTTAATACACTTGCCAAAACAATTCTCACGCGGGTCATCTTGGGTGATAGTGTTGAATACCTTCTGAAATCCTGCAGGTGGTACTTCCATCACGTTATCCTTGATAGGATTTGAGTAGATGAGTATGAAATTGTCAGGGCGTGTGTACTCAGCGTTGTACCTGTTGATAATATCTTTGCGTTTTGTCCAGATTGAGCAAGTAACAGCAGGATTTTTACGTGCTGTATCATGGAAGTTCAGTTGATGGTCAAAGTTTATCAGTTCACCATGTGCATGAAATCGCACTCGTAAGTGATGCAATCTCGGCAAGTCATCCCAGTGCATCCGCTCAGTCAGTAGTTCAGTGTTATGCTCAAACGCTGGTACACAAGACTTGCGAAACCCTTCCAGCATTTGCCAACTGTAACAATCCCTGCATATCACGTTATCAGGCTTGCGCTGCATCGACTGACAAAACGCATTGCTCAGTGTGTTAGTGTTTATGGCTGGTATATGCTCCAGCTTACCTGTCATCGTGCTTATGTGTATTACGCCTGGAGTAGTCATTAGAATTTGTTTACAAAGTTCAGCAATCTTTGCGCTTGCCATACGTGCGTAGTTTGTATAACGTCTTTGCCCTTGCTCAGTTTAGCGAGTATCCTAAGGTTAGACTTGTCAGGCAGTACCAAGCCCAGCAATCCGTCAATACACAAGACCCAAATACTACCCTCTCGCAGTGTGCCCTTCTTGACCATGTTGCGAAACTTCGTACGTATTGCACCTTTAGCACCTGCACAGTCAATAGCTACCGCCAATTTGATAGCCACATGCAAGATTGAGCAGTCAAATTCCTGTTTCCCTGACTTCATACTGACGACAGGACTTTCCAGTGCAACGGCATTGCTGAATTGCTTGAGCAGTGTAGACGTAGGCACTTTGTAACTCTTGCCCTCTTTAGTGGTGAGTGTAAAATGTGAGGCATTAACTTTGTTTTTGATACCTGTTAATTCAGGCGTGTACATGTATGTTTTTTGCATGTTATCCTCCCTTATCGGATACGATACTTGTCTGATTGCGTATAGTCATACTGACCTGTACGTATAGCGAGTTTGACATACTGCCTATTTTTGCGACTACTTGCACGTTTACTGCGTGCAGGTGCTGAATGTGTAACTGTGTTTTTGTAGGTCTTACTCATGTAATAGTCCCTCCGTCAGTGGTTACAGTGTGGGTGTCTCAATGCACCCATGTATACACACTAACACTCAATAGCCAGTCGCTATTATGGGGTGGTGCTAGTGTGCATCATATGGAGTATTGAAATTTTATTATTGTGGAAGTCGTCACCGATAAGTTAAGGGTAAGTGCCCAACGTGTGCAGAATAAGACGCTCGTTTGATGACTTCAAGTGTGGCAATGATATAAAACAAGTCTATAGTTCTGACTATGATATTTTAGATTTTATATCTTATCACTTGCGCTATGTGTTGAGTAGATTGCCAGACTAGCCGCAGCTAATCAAAAGCGAATTCGCAAGAGGTTACAAAGTCCGGTTATTTTATACTTGTTCCTAGCTCGAAGGCTTGCAAGAATGAATTTCCACATGTACGGCTGCTTCAGGGTTGCCCACGCTTCATTCTTTACCAACGTTATCACACTAGTTACGAGTTACTAACAAGCAACCAAATTATAAAAACTTTGGGCGGGTCATCTATTGCAACGTTGACCGCTAGTGCATCTATTCAATTGTATAAAATTTGCTTCCAATTCTGTGGCGGAATGACCGCCAACCTGCGCATACCTTACCACATATTCAGAAATTATGTAACCAATTTGGAAGTTTTAAGGTTACAGGCAAGAACTAGGAACAAATTGGTATTAGTAATTAGCGCAAAAGTAGTGCATGGTAAAGTTTGGGCAAGCCTAAATTAGACCGCCAAAAACAACCCACACATACGCTTAATAATGGCAAGAAAACAAAGCAACCAAGCCCACTATAAGAGAACAAGAAAACACCAAGCCAGTAGAACAAATGAGCTAAATCCTGGTATACACGTATACAGGTAGCACTATACGCAATCGGAGCGGATGCAATAAGATTGCAAGAAAACAAGTATCATGATATCGGATTGCAATCGGAGGGTTTTCCTTTAATACACGTGACACGTCAGGCGACTATGTACACCTATACGCAACGTACACAATCGGACACGCAGGCTATACGCAACGTCAGAAGCGTAGGCATATACGCAACGGATTGCGTATAGGCAGACGAAAACGTGGGACTATACGCAATCGACTGCATGGCTATACGCAATTTCTGGCGGGGTGATTGCGCATAGGCATACGGAATTGTAGGACTATACGCAATGGCGAGTACGCCTATACGCAATGAGCGCGCGCGTGTCGTGTAGGTTCTGTGGTCTAGCACGTACTCTCTTATGATTGCCGATGGCCTCCGCTCTCTCCTGACCGCCGCACCCCCCCACCACTTGCGATTGTTCATTACCTGCTTCCTACATAGGGGCGCAACAAAATTTTCACAGTTTTCCTAACCACTGATGTTTATTGTAATGTGGTACATTCCTTACCTGATTTCATGGTATACTGCAACCGATGGCAGTCCACAAGAACAGCCTCGCTAACCTAAAACGGGGTGGAAACAACGAAATCATCAAAAAGCATCAGTTTACTGCTGGTCCTGATGGCACCGCTGTACAAGCCGCTAACTCACGCTGGGAGCGTGCCAGAGAAGCGGCAGCAGAAGGCTTAGTGGATGCGTTAGACAAGCGGAAAACAGGTGCTACCGTAGAGCAAGCCTGGAAACAGATAGTCAAAACGCAAGCCGAGCTTGCGGCAGACCCTGAGAAACGGGGTAGTACGCAGGCCGCACGCCTAGTAGGACAGGCGGCAGACCTGTTACCACGGGCTAACGCCCAGCCTGAAGCTAGTGGTCCTGCTACCGTTATCCAGATTGATGCCCGTGATGCTCAGATACTACTTGCCCAGATAAATGACAAAAAAGAGTAGTCCCGTTAAGGGTAAAAAGCCCAAAAAAGAAAAAATCGTTTTAACTGGCGAAAAGACTTCTGGTATAAATTATTTAGAATCTCTCTCACCAGAGGAGCAGCTAGAACAACTGTTAGCGGCATCGGCTAGAGGCGATAACGTAGAGAGCGTTTGCCACTACGCCCAGCTAGTATTTGACGTTATACCGTCCGCAGTCCACAAAAAATGGATAACAGAGGTATTAGGTAATAGACGGGTAGTTATCGTAGCACCCCCCGAAAGTGCTAAGACCACTATTATTTCCGTTATATTACTAAGCTGGTGGATAGGGAAGAAGCCCTGGACCACCAATCTTATCTGTAGTGCAGGGGAGAACCTCTCCAACAATATAGCTAGAAGGGTCGCAGACGTTATAGAATTCAACGAAAAGTTCAAAATAGTGTTTCCGAACGTAGTTCCTGCTAAAGAGCTAGGCTGGAGCCGTGACGGCTATGAGGTAAAAGACACCTCAATGGATAATTGGGCACTTCTTACCGCTACCAAGAAGGACCCGACCCTCGCATCTGGTGGTGTCGGCAGTAGTAGTGTGAATGGTCGCCGTGTGACTGGTATTGCTATTGGCGATGACTTGCATGATAGGGAGAGTAAAAGCTCTGAGACAGTTTGTGTCCAGACCGTAGACTTTGTAAAGGATACGTTCCTACCCCGTTGTATGGAAGATGCCCATGCCGTGATTGTGCAGACCCGTTGGAATGGTAAGGATATTGTTGGTTATTTAGATTCAGTCGAGTATGAAGGCGAGAAGATGTATCAGGTCTTTGTCCATCCTGCGATAGAGAATGATGAAAGCTATTGGCCTGAACAATGGCCTATCGAGCGTTTGGAACGTAGACGGGCTGAGGTAGGTGAGGTAGACTTCCAGCTAGTGTATCTAGCTAATGCTAACGCTACTAAAGGTAATGTACTCAAGGCTGAGTATCTGACTGATTTCCCCCAGATATGGATAAAACAAGAATTTAATCGCTTCTATGGGGTGGATTTCGCTATTACCCAACAGTCAATGGTTGGTACCCGTTATAGGAAAGGGGACAATTTTGCGATTGCTAAGATAGTAGATACCCGTCCTGTGCTGGTAGTGGAGGATGGCTTTGTAGGTCGGGTCAATCAAGCTGAGGCTGAGAACGTCCTATTTAGTATGGCCTCTTACGATAATCCCCAGCGTATATATTTAGAAACTAATGCAGGGGGTGAGGTGTTCTATCAAGCACTGATGCGCCGTATGAGAGAGAATGGATTGCGCTTACCACTTATTGGTAGGAAGGCAATCAAAGGCAAAGCCGAGCGTATCAATCAGATGTTACCTGACTTTCAGTTCGGTAGAGTGAAGGTAAGTGACGCTCAAACCACGTTTTTGAAGACATTTCGGGACGAATGGCTCCGTTTTGGGGATAAAGCAGCCCACGATGATACGCTAGATGCGGTATACTGGGCTTGGAGAGCGTCTGACCACTTACTTACTCAAAAGAGTAATAATGATTATGATGCTCAAAAACCGACTGGTCAAACAGTCGGTAGACAAATCGAAATAGCATACGGACTATAGGAGATATTATGGCGATGATACCTATGGGCGGCCCACCAAACGGTGGTATGCCGCCAGGACCAATGCCTGGTGGACCAATGGGTCCTGGGCCGATGCCACCTGGTGCGCAAGGTGGACCACCCCCAGAATATTTATTACAACAAATGTTAGCAGGACAAGGACCAGCTCCAGCTCCTGGACCTGAACTTATGGGAGCTTTGCAACAGCTACTAGATAGTTGGCCGCAAAAAAACCACCCATATTACATTGACTTAGCGAATGTTGTAGCACAGTTTATGGGCTAAACATGCCAGCTAGAAAAGAAAAGCCACAAGACGCACAATGGGTATTGGACCAACACGCTTTTGCCCGTGATTTATATTATGAAGCTATTGACTTCTCCGAAGAAGTAGAGGAGTTATTTACGGCTAAATGGAATGTACCCCGTGATGCGGCTGATATGTCTACCGCAGGTGGACGAGCTACCCAGCTACGGCCTGCCCGTGCTAGGGCTATATTGGAGAAATTCCTTACTTTATTGAATGTAAGAGCTACTACTAAAGTTCAAGTAATACCCCGTAGTACAGGCGAACAAGAGATAAAAGCCTGCTCTAAACTAGAGAATTGGCTACTTGGTTATCAACGTCAGTACATGATGGAAACCAAAAAGAACCCGTGGAGGGATTTTGTATATTGGTACCTCCTGCGTGGTAGAGCAGTTATTGAAACTCGCTTTGATGTGAATATGATAGATAGCGAGTATTGTCCTATCAGAACTATCGTCACTGACCCTAATATGGTTTATACCGTTAGAGGTGAGAATGGTATCGGTTGGTACACCAAAGAATACAAGCGTTATGTTTGGGACATAAGGTCTGAATTAGAAGGATTACAAGGTAGTAAGAAACGGCAGATGCCCGAACTACCTGACGATGAGAATGAGAAAGTACCCGTAGTAGAGTATTGGGACAAAGAGTGGAACGCCTTATTAGTAGATGAACAACTAGTATGGGTAAATAGGCATGACTACGGCTTCGTTCCTATCTCAGAAGCACATTGCATGGACACGCCTTTGGCAGATATGCGCTGGGCTTACAATTCTGTGCTTGGTCCTATTATGGACAGCCTTAAGCAACAATACGCAGCCGCTAGTAAATTAGCCACTGGTGTAGATTTGTTCTATTGGCCCAAAGTTTTGGTGCAATCGGCTACAGGTCAAGCAGTTATATTAGACTCTGGAATGCCAGGGGTGGAAAGTAACATACCACCCGATGCTAAAGTAACGGTTATTTCACCTACTCCTAATGCGCAGGTCTTACAACAATTGATGGGTTGGCTCAAAGCGGATGAACAATTAGGTGGCATTCCTGAGATAGCATGGGGTGCCGAGCCTAGTAGTTTACAATCAGGCTTTGCCGTATCCCAAGTATTATCACAGGTCTTAGATAAGATACATGATAAAAAGACTAACCTTGAATTAGCTATGGGTTGGGACTTTTCACATAAACTACAATTAGTAGAGAAGTTTGGCTTGATGGACGGCGTAAACTTACAGGTACCAGCTGGCGATGCAGCCAGCGTGTATGGCTCTAGTTCACGTAAGTCGATGCTTATTGATATAAAGCCTGACGATGTGGATGGACGTAACCACGTATCAGTAAGTATAACCCCAGAGTTACCGCAAGACCGAATGGTCAAGTCGCAGCTGGCACAAGCCTATCGTACCCCAGGTGTAGATGGCAAACCACTAGTAGACGACCAGAGTATTCTGGAGATGCTGGAGTTTGAACATCCCGACCTGATACGCCAGAGGATTAGAGAGCAGTTATTACCAGCTCAATCACAGGAAATAAACAAGACCTCTATCGCCGCATCTGAGCAAGAATGGATGCAAGAGAACAAAGAGGTATTAAAGTTAGCAGAGAAACGTAAAAATCCTGAAAATATGCCCAGTATGTCACCTGAAGAAATAGAAAAACTGGTAGACCTTATGGTTAAACAGAAACTAGCGCAATTAACAGGACAAGGTGGACAACTACCACAGATGCTGGCACAAGCGGCTCAGATGCCACCTGAAGGATTGATACCACAAAACGGTGCCCAACCAGGCGTACCACCAGAGGTTATGCCTACTCAAATGGGTATGACAGCTGAAGACGTGGTACCTGATTTACCTGACTTACAACGCCGCCAGAATCAACGGGTCGCTTACGGCAGACCGCCTAGCTAATGGCTATACTGAAGCCAAAGGTACCAGGGGACCGTGGCAATCCCTTTACACATACAGGCATACAAAAGCCATCTGGTGCAATTCCGAGTGACCTAAATATACCTAGACAAGTTAGTAATGTTGGGCGATGGTTGCCTTATGTAGGTGATTTTTTTGAACAACAACATATAGTAAGTAACCCAAGGCTAACCGCTCAACAAAAACAAAAACAATTAGGTGAGATGGTACCTTACCAAATGCTGGACTTAATAAATCCTGTTGCCAGCGTAATACCTAAAGGAGCTATCAGAAAAGTAGCTACTAGTTTGAAAGACTTGGTCCCTACCTCGCCAATACGCTGGGGATATGGCACTGACTTTGCTGGAGCTATGGGTACATACGGACAATATATATTGCCTGACTCCTCTAAATACATAAAATCTGGTATGCCGATGGAGATTGCAAAACCTCGCCACACTAATCCAGACAACATGGCAGCCATGATAGCCATGCTACCCGAACACTTTCGTAAACTCAATCCACCTAGACCAAGTGTTATTGGTGGTAAAGTACTAACTAGAGATGAGTATTTGAAAGCGATAGAACCTACTTTAGATGCAATGCGACAAGGAAAACAGTTCACGGGCACTTACGATACCCCACATTCAGGTTTTGCACCTCCTGTACTCAATGTAGAGTGGGACGATTTATTTAAACGATGGCAAATATTAGGTCACGAGGGTAGAGGACGAGCGTTAATGGCAGAACAAGTAGCACCTGACCAACTCATACCAGTAGATTTGTTTATGCAAAGGTACCCAGTAGACTCCATATTGGCTGGCCGAACTACGGATTTTGGTTTTCAGAACCCAGGAGGATTTAGGCAATACTGGCAAAAAGGTCGTACTTATGCTCCTATAGCAGCAGACGATAACAGATTAAGTTCAGTAGGTACTATTAATCCCGACAGATGGTGGGACGATGCGTGGTTTGGGCGTGGTGGAGAAATCCCAGAAGATGCTTTATCAGATTATATTCACACTCGCCATGGACTAGACACACCCACGTTTTGGGAACAGTTAGGTTTTGATGCTTCCAGAGTAAGACCTGACCATTGGTCGTATGGAACAGGACAAAAACTAAGACAGGCAGGGTGGAAATACGGCGAATTAACTCCAGACGAGATAGCACGCAGAAGTGGGGACCCACATAGCTATATGACGCACGCCACAATACCGCATGGTTGGTAATGGAAGATACAAAAACCTATTATAATAGGCACTAGGAGTAATACAATGGCAAAATTCAGTAATCCTTATATACAAAGTTTAGTAGATATGGGACACGTAAGTCAAGCAGCTGCAGAAGCTGGCGACTTCCCAGATTGGGCTGGTGTCTATGAAGAAACAAACCCATTAGCTTGGGACGATTCTAAATTTGAAGACCCAAATGCAGGTATGGCTCAACCTGGTTGGAACCAGCCGTCTAATAATGAAGGTTATCAAGAAACAAATCCATTAGATTGGGATAGTAGCGGCTTTAGTGATGCGACAATCAATAAATACAAAGACCCACCCAAAAAGCCATCACGTCCTGTAAATCAATATGCAGACGATGCTAGTGGTAATCCAGCTTTGTGGTCGTCACCTATGCCTGGTTATATACAGTTCCATCCAGGTGGAATGGTTTACGAACTAGGTAGTGCCAGTCCACACGAAATACAACAAAACCAACACCTGTTTCAAGACCAAGCTGTTACTGGTGCCAAGTGGGGTCAGGACTTCGGATATGACCCTTATCTTCCAGACCGCTATTTTAGCTATGATAATATACACGTTCCACCTGAAGTGTTAGCACAATACGGTATGACCGATATGCCCAGTAAAATGGCAAGGGAACGACTGTGGAATCAAGAAAGGGCACCCATTGCACCGCACAGTACAGCTATACATCCGTATGGTCTTACATATTCGGAGATGAACGCATATAACGAGTTTCGTAGAAACCAAGCAATGGATGAGATTGCTAGACGGCAAGCAGAACTAGCACGTTATTTAGGAGTAGGTGGTTACGCACAACAAGGTACTAGTGCTTATCCAGGAGCTTGGGATAGTTATGCTTATCAGCAACAAGACCCATATGATTGGTCACAATATGCACCTGGCTCAAATATTGCCGAACAGGCAGCACTAGGTACTTATGCTGATGTGCCTGTAGTGTCAGGTGAACCTACGATTTATCCTGATACCACTTTATCTAATCCTTATATAGATATTAGAGGAGCAGGTTTAGAAAAAATGACTATGCCCACACGTACTAGATTAGCCAGTTGGCTTAGAGAATTAGGTTACTCAGGTCAAGGTGCCTATGGCGATTTTGGCGAAGAAAGCTACTTACGCCCAGAGGGGCAGACAGGTCCAGTAGAGTTTACTGCCGCAGACTTTGCACTAATCGAAGACCCGAACATGAGAAGCTGGATAGAATGGCTAATGGGTAGAATGGGATATGCTGACCCGATTAAGTATCCTGGCGCAGTAGCGGCTTAATAAATGGCTTCGAGAAGATTCGAAAAACCTGATAAACCTGCTGTAGCCGACACAAGGTATAAGGATATAAGTCCATTCGAGGACATTCCTTTAGAACCTCCGTCAGGCAACAGAGATGTTCCGTTTAAGCCAAAGGTAATTGAAGAACCCAAATTCGAGCTACAACCACAAGCATCATATCGACCCCCTGTGAGGCCACGGGTAAGATTCGAGCAATGGCTTGACCAACAAGACTCAAAGCCATCTGCACTAGATATACCCATGCGTCCAGATATACAAAACGAGTATATCGACCATCCTGTACCTGGAATGCGAGAAAGATTTACATCTAAAAGAGGCTCTACAGACCGTGGCGAGTATTTAGATAATCTAGCAGAAGGAACAAGAGCAGCATCAGCTTACGGTTTAGATTATTTCCTAAACGAGCCTGCGAGTGTACAGGAAGCTAGGGATTGGACACGGCAAAATACCCAAAGTTTACAAGATGCTTACATGAAAAGATGGGAAGAAGAAGATGCTACATTTCAAGAGCAGCTTCAAGAGTATCGTGATAAACCCTATATAGTAAGTGAGGTTGAGGAAAATCCTGATAGATACGAGTTAGTTGCTAGACAAACTATCAATGGTGAAAAATGGGATTTAGTTTTAGATAGACAAGCCACACCCCAAACAGAAAACAAGTATGCTGATAGATACACCAAAGAGATGCTTGCACAAATTGAGCAAGCTGAAAAATTCAAAGAACAAGAAACCTTAAGAGCGTTTGGTTTACAGAACGAAGATGCTAATGTTTCAGCTGGCAAAAGTTTTGTTAGTCCATATAGCTACACAGGCCAATTTCGTTTTGTGCCATCGTTTGAGGAAGTAGAGCCTGATTGGTACGATAAAACCAAACGCAGTGGTGGAGTATGGAGTAAAACACAGGTTAAAAAATGGGCAGATTGGTCCGCACGTAAAGGTTGGGAACTTCCTTGGTTAGAAAGTTTAACTGGTATTAGTGGTACAAGCATAATGCCTGGCTATGCCGAACTGGGTGTAAGTACAGGCGCAGCAGAAATGCTCAAAGAAAATGTGTATTTGGCTGATGGTACTTTATATACAGTAGATAGAAGCCCTAGCCCTGCTAGTTCTCAAGCATCGCCAGGGGGTACTTATGTAAGAAAGGTGGTCCAAGAAGATGGGGAGGTACGACCCACATTAGTGCGCAGTGGTGCTAAACCTAAGCCTGTTACCGCAACATTATACGAAGCCTTACAAGATATTTACCCAGAGGAGTCTAATGATTTTTACGTTGAAGCAATAGCTGAAACTTCAGTCATTCCTTCTGGTAGTGCTAGTCATAAACTTGAAGCAATAATCAAAGTTCACGATTTAGGCATGTCATGGACTGAAGCCATTGATGGCGACCCGAACATATTGCAAAACGAATTAGCACCGCTTATGGATAATTGGTCAGTAAGCACCCATGATGCCTTTATGAGTGCCGTAAAACAAAATCCTAAAACAAATTGGTATTATAACAAGCGTATACAAGAACTAGCACAAGTAGGTATTACAGGTGAAGCTGCAGATAGAGATGTCGCTATAACTATACGTCAGTCAGGTTTACCAGGCAGTCAAGATGTTTCTAATAAATTTGCGCACGATATATTTTTTGACCCTTCTACATGGATAGCAGGACTAATAGGTAAAGGTCTCAAAACCGCTAAAGGCGCAGCGGATGCAGCTAAACGGTTAAAATATTTTGGTCCTTCTATAGTAAAAGGGCGTGGATATGTGAACCCCAGAATTTTATCAAACATCTATGACCCCATCAAAGGAGAGTTTACGGAAGTTGGCTTACAGCAGGTTACTAAAGCAAACTCCAACCAAACCGTTCGTCTTGCTGACGATATAGCCGAAACTATCACCGATGATATAACAGAAACTGTCAGACAAAACCAAACAGTATACCAAAGAGGTGGTGGGATAGGAGGATTAAATCCGATAGCCCTTACCGCATCAGGTGCTAAAGGTGAAGTCATTGAGCGTGCCTACGATGCTTTTACTGCCATATTGAGTGATGTACATAAAGTGCAGGGTACTGTCAATCCCATTACAGGCCAAGTAAACAAAACGTCTATCAAGGAAGCTGGTATGGCACTTGCTACATTAGCGGAGCCTGCACCGCTTGTTGATGATTTTGTTTCAAGATTAGGTCGAGAAGCAGGTGAAAAAGCATTCAACACAGCCAAAGACGATTGGACACTTCGTACTATACAGGCTGCTAATTTATTAGAGCCTTATGGTGTGGCAAGGTCAATAGCAGGCAGAGAAGCGTCAGCCCTGTTGTATCAAATGGTTAGAAATCCTGCCACTGGTAGAGTGGACCCACGAATTTTAGCTCAAAAATTACTCAGACAGGGTAAGGATGTAGACGACATAACAGAAGCACTTGTACAACACTACGATGAAGCAGCTGAAACATTGCTGACGGGTAAAAACGGTAAACCTAATCCTATCCGTGAAAAATATCAATCATTCAAAGAGTACATAAACCAAGTGGATGATGCAGGCAATTATATAAACGACCCTGCTGATTTTGGACAATTCGAGCGTGGTACTAGAGGAAGTTTAGAAAGACATCGCCAGAGAGTTGCAGCAAGAAAAGTAGTAGATGAAAACAAAGAGAAAGTGTTTGACTACAACATGGGTGACTCGTTCATCAAAATGGGTTTGCACGAATTAGCAGCTGGTTGGCAAGGTACCAAAAACATTGTCAATACTGGTTTATGGATGTTATATGGTTCGCTCAATCCTGCGTATTCAGCCAGAAATTATTACAATAATATGCTAACAGCGATGGTTGATGGCAAGTATAGTCTAAAACCGCTTAGTGCCATTGAGGAATTTTACAATCACGCTCCTCGACCATATGCAGCTGAACGAGGTATTGGCGGCACAATAAAAGCTGATATAGGTGGGCAGCAAGGTGACGCATTAGGGCAATCTTTGGCAGACAGAATGCTTGATAATCGGTTCGATTTATTTTCTGGCACATGGACACCAACCATACCAAAGTGGGTACCAGGAGTTGGAGGAAAGAAAATTCGAATCGGAGCAAATGCTATTGAGCAATCTACGGGTGCCCGTGTAGCCTATCAGGGCCAAAGTGATTTTCTAAAACATATCTTAGTCGATACAAAAACAGGTGTAGTGCCGTTGCCAGACGATATTGTATTGACGCTTGAAGCGGCAGGGCGTGGAGATTTAGTAGTGAACTTGTATCAAGATTTGTATAGTGGTGTAACTCGCAACGGCGACACAATGATGTTTAATGTAGACGGTGCGTTGAATAATCTCTATGATGCAATGCAAACCCCCCAAGGCTGGCAAGTAGACTTACGTTCTTTACAAAGACACATAACCGATGACGATATTATCCTGTTCAATAAAATTGATGACGCTGGACAACTTGATATAGCAGTCAAAAAGATTTTACACAAAGCTGACACACCGCAAGAAGCAGCGGAACAGTTACGATTATATGCACAGGAACTCGATGCCAAAATTGCTGCAGCGGATAAACGTATACCAGCAGGTTTGGAAATTGAAGAACCAACATCTGAAACTAATCAGTTTCTAACTAGGGTGGAAGTTGAGAAAAACAAAGGTACACAACAGATAGATATAGCACTCGGCATAGATGATATTGAACGTATGGATTTGTCGCAATCGTTAAATGCTATACGGGTAGGTGAGTCTGAGTTGGCTGAAAATGTTGCCAGAAAACAACAGCATATACACAACATTATGAACAATGCGAGAGCTAATGCTGATGTACCACAATCTGTAGTCGATGATTTACAAGAAAGACTTAACGCAGCTAATGCTAAAAATGACGCTGCTAGACAAGCGGCAGCTGCCGAACACGTAGACTTATTAAAAGACACGTGGAAAAGCCACGATAACATAGCAAAAATACCCAATATCAAACCTGAACAAATCTCCCGAAGGCGTGAAAGATTATGGCGAGGCGAGACAGGCTATCATGTACAACAAGCCATAAGAAGACAAGATTTGCAAGCTGAAATGGTCGCAAATTTAGAAGAAGTAATAAATTATGCCATGCGAACTGATGCAGACAATTTATTGCAGCCAGCTATAAAATATTCAGATACACCTTTGTTTAGTCCTGTAGACCCTACATCTTATAAGTATACGTTAGACCCACTTATTACTAGGCTTGACGAAGCAAGTCGTACTGTTGAAGGAGTTGTACCTGCTAAAACTGTGCAGTTGACTGCAGACCAAATCGATGACCTTTCGCTTTGGAGAGAACAACAACGGGCTAGAATGACTCAGAACCTATCCCAAAGTCAACAAGTTGGCAAAAACAATAGAGACTTTGCATTATTACGATATACAGATAGACGTAACGCAGATACCTGGCTATCTAATGTGTTTCCATTTCATTATTGGTATACTCGTACAGCGTATAATTGGACACAACGTGCCTTCATGCGGCCAGCCGCAGCTCAAGCATACGTAAGATTCCGAATGGTAAGGGACCAACAACACGCAGCTATGCCTGAGTATTTGCGACAGGCTCTGTCGACAGACGATTTGGGTATACGGACAGATTATCCGTTATATTTTAATCATGAAGGTATGTTTAATCCGTTACACCAATTTATAGGTAGTAATTTTGAAGACAGAGATAAAGAACAAGCAAGAATATTAGGTACCAATATCGGTAGAGTTGCCCAAGATATAGGTAATGTGGGTCCTGCTATGTGGGCACCGTGGCAATGGGGAATTGCAGCTTCGCAATTGGACTACACTGTGCGAGAAGGACAGAAACCTAAACCTGGTGAGGTACGGGTGACAGAACAAAATCGAGATACCGCATCGGCGTGGTTTGGAACTCTCAGTAATCAAAGTAGGGCTATTAGAGCTATAACAGCATATGCACACGCTATATCCAATATAGGACAACCTGGTGGAATTAACCTAGACCCACTAGTAGCACTAGGGCACAGCATTAGGACACCAGGCGACTTGAATCCAGGGTATACACGTAGTCTTACTAAATATGATGAAAATAGACTAGTTGAAGAATATGCCTATATGCTAGAAAACCCACAAGAATTTGCCCACCTGTATCCTAATAGGTCGTTTACCAGAGATGAATGGATACAAGAAGTGCAAAACAGCGCAATACAAGGTCCAGTTACTAAACTAGATTATCAGGCACAACAAGATGTTAGTCTAAGTATTGATGCGTATAAACATGGCGACCAGGATTATAATTACTTGTATGACGCTGCCCTCCAACGTAGTATCGAAAAAAATGTACCCAGAGCTTTATTCTCGTTCGGATTAGGTTGGATGTATCAAGGCACATCACAAGAAAAAGAACGTGTAACAGACTATTGGAAGCGTCATCAATATCTTAGTGGCTTATACGAAACAGACTTAGACCAAGAAGAAATTTCAGAGTTATATCGCCAATTTCAAGTTAATGACCCTTTGTTTGACATAGTACCTAACTTACGCAATGGACAAACTGAACGGAACGACCATCTAGTAAGGAGTGCCATAAGTGCTGCCCCAAATGGTGTTGATATTTTAGTTGATACTATAGGAGATGATACAGCAATTAGTAGGTTTTTTGAAACTGGTAGTACGCAGTATTTGACAGCTGAACAGCGTGATGAGTTACACGCTGCAGCGTTACGCCAAAAACTATTACTACAGCAACCACCTATTGAAAAACGCAAAGCATACTTACAGTCCCAAAAGGATGCAGAACAAATTCGGGATGAAATAAAAGCTACGCACGGAGAAGATGTGTGGAACTTTAGAAACGAACTGTTGCAAGACGCAGCAACAAGTGACAATCCAACTGAGCTTATCAATGGTGAATTAGACCAGCTACAACGACAAGACCCTGAACTATATGACGCTTTCAAAGCTCTAGAGTTTGATTATTTTACAGCCGTTATGAACAATCCTGATGTCGGTGGTGCTATGGCTGAACAGTACCAAGTGGAGTTATATACCCAAGAAAAATGGTATCGGGAACAACAACGGTTGTATAGTGCCGCAGGGGGTATTACTAAAGCTGATATTGGTCTAGGCGATTCTGATGAATATATGAGTTTAGAAGACTTAGAGATTGCACACAAAGTATTGCTAAAAGAACGCCAGTTTGACGCAGCTGACGAGCTACTTAAAAATGCTCCTATATTTGCCGAATACATAAAGAACAAAGACAGATGGGTTAGGTACGGTCAAGATGTAGAGATGAACAAAATCATTGAATCGTTACGAATGCCCGAAATTACTTTAGCAGGTGATGGACCTCCAGAAACAGGAGCAGAACAACGCCAAAGGAAAGCTGTAGAAAAAGAAAACAGAAGACTATCATACCAAGACGTAAAAGCTAATGATAATCAATTAGCAATAGTTGACGCATTGGTAGCAAAAGATGTTGCTGACCAAACATGGTATGAGAGAACTCAAGAACAATTTGTAGACGAATTGTTTGAACCATTCATTCAACAGGAAGCTCAAAACAGTCAGGTAAAATGGGAACAATTACGAGAAGAACCTGTTTTATACAAATTCCCTGTTAGCAACAAAGGCATAGATGGCCTCAGAGGCTATGTTGCTCAGAACGATGCTGCGAGCTTGAGGGAAGCTATGATGAACGAAGCTCTTAGAATAGGAGAGTTAGCTGACGATGCTTTAGCGTGGCGTGTAATGGGTACCATTTTAGAAATGCACCCTGACGATATAGATGCAGCTGCAGACCGCTATCCCGAACTCAAAGATATGCGAGAAATCTTTTCGGTTGTGTATGGTCAGCAGTATCCTACCCGTGAAGTGTATATAAACGCTATGGGTATGGATGGAAAAGTTTCAGCAGATGGTAAGGCTTCGGTAAGTCGGCATAGTGTCTGGGGCGTGACCGCCGAAGACGTATTCAAAGCAGAGGATTTGATGGGGTCATTAGTGACGGATGAAGACGACAATTATGTTAGTACAGCTAAGGTGCATGAATTTATTAGAAGATGGACTAATGAAAATATTGAAGAAAACATTAATCTAAAGTATCAAGAATATAATATGTTGTGGACCTCACATCAGTATGCAGAGGCTTTGCAAATGTTAGAAGATGAACCTAATATTCAACAATTCGAACTATTTTCAAAAGCAACATTTGATGCTTTCAATGCCGCTAAAAACGTATCGGGTAGTGATAAGTGGTTGAAGTATCTTAAACAGTTAAAAGAAGGTGAAAGACCAGGTCTTGCAGTAGGTGCAGATGGAACAGTTGCAAGTACAGGGGCAGAAGGAGTGTTAGCAGCTATAAAAGAATTTGGTTTAGATGCTTTACCAGGATTACGAAAGGTTAAAAAAGAAGCAACCAGTAAACCGTCTAGTAGACCACGAACTACTAAAGGCAATAAAGAGAAACTTGCTTTATGGGACTATGAGGTTTTCAAACAACCCCAACGTAGACAACAAAGCAGAGGTAGACGACAACAACAGGAATTACCACCGCCAGACTTATCGCCGTGGACTAACCTCATGGACCAATGGAAGACAGACAAGAATCCACTATTAGTTATACTAATGGACTTCTTTGACCTGTCAGCATATGCACGTCAAGCGCATTTGCAACGTAATCCTAACTTGGCCAGATGGTTATCTAGTATTAAACCTGAAGATTTAGCTAAGATTGAACAGGCTTATTACCTTTGGGCACAACAAACAGGTAGAATATCGCCGAGACAAGAACGTAGGATACAAAAGTCTCGACCCAACCTAGCTACAACTTTACGGGTATATAAACCCCGTGGAACCAGAGCTGGTTTATAATTATGATTGACCCGTCTATGTTATAATAGGCGGCGTAGTAAACAATATAATACATAAGGAGAGTGTACCGTGGCTGAAACTACGAACACCGTACAAGCGGAAGATGCTGAAATCGCCCCCGTACAGGCGCAAGCGGCTGAAGCTGAAACTACGGCAGAATCTGTACCAGCGGCCCCAGAAACCCCTGATACGGACACCATTCTGGAAAATAAACGCAATCAATGGTTAGCGGAATGGAATCAATCTAAGGACAGGGAACTGGCAAAGGTTCACCAGCAGTACCAAGCGAGGGAAAAGGCCCTCCGACAACAAGCCAGACAACGGCTAGAGCATGTTGGCGATACGCACGCAGGAGAATGGGAAGCAAACCAAGCTCTAAACGATAAAGCCCAAGCCTATGATGCTATGCAACAACAAGCACAGGCGTGGCAAGCGTGGAACAGTTATACCGCCGAAGTAGCTTCAGCCTATGGTTTGAAATCGTCTGACCCTCGTCTGAGTAATGCGCAAAATGCTGACGAGTTGGTAAATGCAGCTAAGAAAGCTATGTCTGAAGATGCTAAAGCTGAAAAGAAACGCATCAAAGACGAAGCAGCTGCAGAGAAAAAAGCCGCACTAGATAAGAAAGTTGCTAGTGGAGAGCTTGACAGCTTGAGTGGGGCACCTGCTGGTAAAGTAGGTGACTTACGTGACCAGTATGAGCGTGCCAAGAAGGATGTACGTAGGGGCAACGTACTAGGACACACCGAGTTGCGACAAAAATACCGCAAACTTGGTTTAGATATATAGGAGAAACAAATTATGGCTCCCTTAGATAGCCCGATTACTAGTTACTCGGATACTACTCCGCAGAAACGTGTAATCACGGATGTTATCGACCTGATTGACCCTACAGACGCTCCAGGTGTAGAAGCCTTGGGTGGTTTGGACGGTGCCAGCTCCAAATTCCGTTTTGTCAATGGTAAATCTACCAAAATGGAATGGTTGGAGGACACACACAGTCCATTAGCTGATGCAATCAACGATGGCTCCAACATAAATAACTCACAGGTCACAATCACCGTAGATGATGCTTCCATATTCCAACCTGGACACATCATTCTCTGTGAAAGTGAGCAAATGTGGGTCAGTAGCATAAGCGGCGAAGTTCTTACCGTTACTCGTGCATACAGTGGTTCAGCTGCAACACATGCTGACAACACCGCAATCACTATTGTGGGTATTGCACGTCTAGAAGGTGATGACTCTGACGCTGTAGCTTTCACTGACCGTTCAGTCGGTTCAAACTACACTCAGATTTTCCATCAGGAAATCAAGGTTTCGAGAACTCAAAACCAGATTTCTCAGTATGGTATTCCAGAGGAGTTTGAATACCAATCCAATAAAGCCGTGCCGCAATTGATGCGTCTTGTTGAAAAACAGATGTATCTGGGCGCACGTAAAGCTGGTTCCGCAACTGCACCCCGTGCTTTCGGTGGTTTAGGAACATTCGTTACCGATAATACTGTTGACTTTGCTTCTGCAATAACTCAGGCAAATATCGAAGACGGAATGGAAGCAGCCTATAACGATGGTGGACAACCAGACATAGCTTTGGTATCACCAGCCAATATGCAGGTCATCAAAAATCTATATGATTCCAGTTCCTACTTGCGCATCGAGCGTACAGAAGATACAATTGGTATGGTCATACAGAATGTAATGACCCCATTTGGTGAGTTGAAACTCGTTATGGACCGCTGGGCACCAGCAGATAAGGTATATCTGCTAGACTCAGAAAGAGCAGGATTTGTCACATACTTCCCATTCACATTCGAGCCACTGGCTAAAGTCGGTGACTATGAGCGTGGAGAGGTTGTTGGCGAGTTCTCTCTATGTGTCAAGATGGATAAGGCACACGCAGTTCTCACTACATAATAGTAGGAGAATAAAATCGGAATAAGCAACGGAGGTCGTCTATGTCGGTGATGCAAACAGAACCAGTGTTTTTATGTCGCCGATGTGGACGACCCGTTGTGGTCAAGCACTTATCTACATCTGAGTCCGACCCAGACGGAAAACAATTGCATGACATGATGGCCAATCTACATAAGATAGCCTTATGTGATTTTCATCAAGCTCAACGTAATTGGTTTGCCGCTAATGACCGAATGGCCGAATGGGAAGCAGGTGCCACATGACCGTAAAGGTAGACATAGGCATAGCCTGCTCCAAAGCTCAATCAAACAATTGGTGGCAACCCGTACTTACCCAGCTTATATCTGTAGCCCAGGAAGGCAAGATAGAGATAGGTAACGTACATGCCGTAAGTAGTGCGCTTCCTGACCACAACAAAAACCTTATCTTAGATGACCGCCGCTTTGCCCGTACTGACCACAATCGTAATAAGATTGCAAAAGGTTTTGTACATGGTGATAGTGAGTGGCTCTGGTTCTTAGATGATGATACAGTCCCACCCCAAGGTGCGCTTGAACATCTGTTAGCAATGCGCCGACCCTTTGTTGCTGGGCTATATCATCTAGCTAGACCTCCGCATAACCCACTAGCATATATCAGAGATGAAAATGGTATGTATGCTTCATTGTGGGATTATGAACATGGCACTATAGCTGAAGTAGATAGCGTTGGTATGGGCTGTACCTTGATACAGAAGAAAGTTTTCTTAGATATTATGGACAACTTCATAGAGTTCCAACGCCCCGATGGAAGCATAGTACCAATACATAAGGAGGATGTAGATATGGTAAGTAGAGATACAGGGTTCTCTAGTAATGGAGCAACCACTAAAGTAGAAGAAATGGTTTTGAAAATGCCATTGAAGCACAAGGCAGATGATGACCCACGGGCATTTCCATTTTATGCAATGGAGTATGGACGCACAGAGGACCATTTCTTTTGTGAGATAGCAGAACGTGTGGGCTATAAACCAGTGATAGATACAGCAGTAGTGTGTCAGCACTGGCGAGAAGTACCACATGCTAGAAAAGACTTTACAGCATATAAAGACCAACACCCTGAACTAGCCGCATGATGCGAGTTCTGGACGTAGGTTGTGGGGACAAGACCGAATGCCGTACTATATTCCCAAAGGAAAAGATTACTACGCTAGACGTAAATCCAGACCTGAAACCAGATATAGTAGCGGACATCACACAACCTCTAAAGATAGACGAGAAGTTCGATACAGTGTTTATGTCCCATGTAATCGAACACATACCGAGATTATCTGTCGTACCGACTTTACGTAATATATCTCAGGTACTGAACAGACAGGGCAAACTATACGTTATTACCCCCTCTTTGGAGTGGGCCGCCCGACAGATAATAGATAATGAAGACCTCCATGTGTCAGTGCTGGCTAGTATCTTTGGTAGTCAGGATGACCCGTGGCAGTTTCATCAGTGTGGGTTTACTATTATGCTACTAAGACAAGCAATCCGTATGGCAGGTATGCAGGATATGGAAGCATACCAGAGTAGCTATACGATAGAAATGGAAAGCGGACCGATAAAAGCCCAACAAAATATAGTTGTTGGATGGAAGGTATTTGAAGATGGCGAAGAAAGAGAAAGCTAAATCCAGTGGGTTTATCTCTAATAAACCTCCTAAAAAAGTAACTGTTATAAAAGGCACGCCGTTTATCACTAAAAAGAAGCGGTAAGCCCATCGCAAGTGCTAAACGTATGGTACGCTTGTTAGGGGACGATAATGCTATATAAAAAACCAGGCAAGAAGAAACGTAAGTCCCGAAGGAAGAAGTAATGGCTGTTACTGGACAAACTGTAATAGATAGATTGGACCAACTGTTCGATGATACTAGTAATGCGTTATGGACTACTACTCAGAAACTAGCCTCAGTCAATGCCGCTATAGATTCAGCATGGCCTGAGATAAAAGATGTTGAGGTAGATAGTAGCTTGACCGTAGCATCCAGTACATATGAATATACACCTACTGCAACCCCAGAAGTAGAATGGGGATTTTCGGTTGCTTATGTAACCCTCGGTAGTAACCCCAAGGTTCTACTGCGTAGGGTAAAGCAACGGCAGAATGGTACAGCTTGGACCATTATACTTCCAGCAGACTTAACGGCAGAGTTTAATGGTAAAACCCTGCATCTACAATACAATGACCGTATAGACCGTATAAGTGCAGCTACCGAATCAGCCGAATTACCGCTAGATTATCTGACTAATTATGCAGCTTACTGGCTGTGTTTATCACAGACCACAAAGGCAGCGCATTTTGATGTCAAGCCTTATGCTGAACTAATTGGTGAGTTTAGGCAAGCCGCTGAACGTAGCAAGTTGCGTAATCGGCGTGGCGATATACCACATATGATAGGTATCGGACACGATTTTGGTACAGGCCAATCTACCGTTGGACGTTACGGTGAGAACATAGTAACTAATCCGTAATTATGCCTACCGCTGGTGGAACTCACGATATAACCCTCCAACAAGGCAACACAACCTTTGGGTTTATGGTTGCCCCTGGAGAATACAACTCAGAACGTGTAGACGACTTTGCTCCACGTATTGCCACTGGTACTGAAGCTAGGGTACGAGAAGGCTTTTGGGACGCTTGGTCACAAACTGGCATGGTCGAAGGTATAGACCAACTAACCTTTGCCAGCGCACAAAAGATTTACCACAGTGATGGTAATATATTTCCTTTCACCAACGAAAATATAACTTTACATTCAGCCTGGAATGCAACTGATAGTAGTAAAGTAGCTACTGCTCCAATGATATTAGATTTTGGAGCCAGTACAGTATTATCTGCTATTGGCACTAAGGTACGCCGTACCACAGACGATAGTACCTGGAGTGACAGTAGTACCACATTAGGTGCAAGTGCTGTTTGGTTACATCGACATGGTAGCTATGTATTTGCGGCTACTGGTAGTAGCGCAGACTTTTATCGTTCGTCTGATGGCGATAGTTGGACCCAGCCAGCATCAGGACAAAAAGCTAATTGCTTTGCTACCTGGGAAAAGCCCGATGGTAATGTATTCTTAGTATTAGGTAATGGCAGTACGATAAAGACCAGCACCGATAATGGTGGTACGTGGTCCTCAGCTATCAACGTAGGTAATCCTGAGTCTGATGTTACGGGTTTAGGTGTAGCTTTCAACCTGCTTATTATCGGTAAAGAAGATAGTATCTATTGGTATGACGGTACTAATATCAATGAGATTACAAATTTCTATAATCAAAAATACAGTGGTAATGCTAAAGCTCTAGTGTACCACGATGGTTTTCTATACACCCATATATTAGGACGGATTGTGAAAATTAGTTTGTCCTCAGGTGTTATCAGCAACATGATAGATGTGACCCCTTTGATGAAAGGTGATGCTGATAAAGACTTACATGGACACGGTATTCCGATTTGGTTATGGAGTGGTCCGTTCCATTTGTATGCGGCATTCGACCAGGGCGAGAGCGATTTACCAGAAGTGCTTGCTTACAATGGATTTGGTTGGCATCAAATGTATCGTGGTGCCGCTGACGATACAATGAAAGCAGGTGGGTATTCACGTAATCTGGCAAGGTCTTTTCTCAATGATGGGGCTACTAGAAGTAGACGACACACTAATTTACGAGACACACCATTCGCTGCTTATCCTGCATCGGCTCAGTTCACTACGTCTGACCATGATGGTGGCTTACCATTCATGCTCAAGGCTTATAGGGATGTATCGGTAGATGCCCGTAACCTTAGCACGTCTGATGGACGTAAGATTACGGTAGAGTATTCTACTGATAAAGGTGCTAACTTCGTCAGCTTGGGCGACATTACGGCAGATGGTAAGACGGTTTTACCTTTCAGTGAGACTGACATCACAACTACGTCTAAACATTTACGGTTACGTTTTACACTAACCCGTGGTACTAACGCCGCTAAAACGCCAGTGTTAGAGCGATTTACTACCAGCTTCTTGTTACGACCTGACCCAATCAGGGCTTATCAGGTAGGACTATTGTTAGGTGGTTCACGTAATAGAGATAACGAAGCCGAAAGTAAATCAGTTAGGGAACAGCTAGAGTTCTTGAAAGAGATAGAAGGTAGTGAGACACCAATAAGATTTACAGACATGCTTGGTTGGCAACACTTAGTATACATAACGAAGACCAGTATACTTCGTCCGAGTGAAGACCAACTAGGGTATGATAAAGATGAGCGACAAGCACAGGTAGTAATGGTGGATGCCACCAGTGGTCCGTGGCCGCAGATAACAGCACCAATGAGTGCAACAGTTGCAGTAACAGTGACTGCTACTGATTCTCCACCAACGTGGGATAACTTCAATTGGGATTTTGCAGAGTGGTAAACAGGTGATATTATGGCAACTAGTCTAATTACAAACAATGGATTGAATGCGGCAGTAAGTCAGTGGCTCAATGTAGGTAGTACAACTAACATGACCCACTTAGCAGTAGGTAGTGGCACAACTACCCCAGCTGTAACGGATACTGCTATGCAAACCGAGATAGTACGGGTTGCTCCTGACACTAAAACAGCGAGTGATAACGTAATTACGTTAGAACATTACTATGGCACGACTGAAGGGAACGGTACTATTGCAGAAGTAGGAGTGTTATCCGCTTCTAGTGGTGGTGTGCTACATATGCACGGACAACCAGCAGCTGCCGTAACTAAAACAACCAATAAGACCATGCGTGTGACGGTCACAATAACACTAGATAATAAGACCTAATGCCCAAACGATTAATTAGCAGTCCCCGTAAAATGATGTCGGCACCACGTATTAATATACGTGCCCGTAAACTTATTAGGTTGTCCCGTCCTGATTTACCTCCTGTAACCCAGGTGCCAGGTCTAAATCTACCTGAAAGCCGTATACATAAAGCACTTACCGAGCTAAAAATCAACTTTCAAGTACAGCGTAATGTACTAGGAGGAGGTATACTAGGAGGAGCGAGAGCGGACTTCTTGCTACCCGATTATAAGATAGATTTGGAGTATCAAGGCCCATTTCATGGAGTAGCAGAAGGTAAAGCTCGTGATATACTTAGAAATATAGGCTTAACTAGTCAGGGATGGCGTGTTGTGCCGCTATATGAGCGAGACTTGAAACGATTAGTACCCAGAATATTAGAGGTAATAGGTAAACCAGTAATGGTAGGAGTAGGAACATGACAATAGCATCTGATAGTCAAGCACTAGCAGCCGACATACTAAATCACGCTGATGCCAGCGGATTTCCTAAGTGGAAGAAAGGCGCAGACTTATCTAGTGCCAACGCCCTAACTCTAGGTAGTGATGGTAATGCTTTTGATATAACTGGCACTACCAGCATCACTTCAATTTCAACCAGAGGGGTAGGCGCAATTATATTATTGCACTTTGATGGCGCACTAACGTTGACCCATCACAGTACCAACCTGGTACTTCCAGACGGAGAAAACATAACCACAGCAGCAGGCGATGTAGCCGTACTACATGAGTACGCATCGGCAGACTGGCGACTTGTATCGTACAGTCGAGCAGACGCAGCTAGTGGTGTGCTATCTGTAGCTAATGGTGGTACAGGCGCAGCCACACTAACTGACGGGGGAGTATTATTAGGTTCTGGAACTAGTGCAGTCACAGCCATGTCCGTATTATCGGATGGCGAGATGATTGTTGGTGACGGAACTACTGACCCTGTAGCAGAGAGTGGCGCAACATTACGTACCTCAATTGGTGTGGGTACGGGTGATTCCCCTCAATTTACAGGTATAGAACTAGGACACGCCACCGATACAACTATCGCACGTAGCGGTTCTGGCGACATAACGGTAGAAGGTAATGCAGTCTATAGGGCAGGCGGTACAGACGTACCAGTAGCTGATGGTGGAACAGGAGCTTCATCACTTACCGATGGAGGTGTTCTATTAGGCAGTGGTACTGGAGCTGTAACTGCTATGAGTGTCTTGAGTGACGGAGAAATGATAGTAGGTGACGGTTCGACTGACCCCGTAGCTGAGTCAGGTGCTACCCTTAGAACATCTATAGGTGTAGGTACAGGAGACTCACCTCAGTTTACAGGTGTTGAACTTGGACATGCCAGTGACACTACTATTGCTAGAAGTGGCTCAGGCGATATTACTATTGAAGGAAATGCCGTATATAGAGCAGGTGGAACTGATGTACCCGTTGCAGATGGGGGTACAGGAGCATCATCCCTCACTGATGGAGGAGTATTACTAGGCTCAGGTACTGGTGCTGTTACGGCTATGAGTGTGTTGTCAGATGGCAACGTTATAGTCGGAGATGGTAGCGGCGACCCCGTAGCATTAGCAGCATTTACTTCTTCTACAGGTCAACTCAAGCATGAGAGTGGCGGTATTGAAACCGACATATCAGGTATAGCCAAAGGTGGTATACTGGCAGGTTCTGCCGCAGGTACGATAGCAATCAAAACCGTAGGTAGCGAAGACCAGGTACTAACAGTCGATGGTAGTGGTGGTATCGGATGGGAGGACCCAGCTTCAGGTGGTATGGCCAGCCTTGCGGCTGATACATCGCCCCAGCTAGGTGGTTTCCTAGATGCTAATGGTAACTACATGCAGACCGAGAAGGGTGGTGACATCTCATCGGCCTCACCGTTGGTCATTGATACTGATGGTGATTATTTTGACGTAACAGGTACAACCAATTTTGCGGCAATGACCGTAGCGGCTGACAGGCAATTTACCCTGCAGTTTGACGGTGTATTGACAATGACCCACCATGCTACCAACCTCAACTTACCAGGTGGTGCAAATATTACGACTGCCGCAGGAGATAGGGGAGTATTCCAGTCTACTGGTGCTAACACAGTCCATTGTATTGCTTACACCAAAGCCAATGGTGAGGCGGTAGTATCAAGTAGTGGCGGCATTACACATGCCAGCCAATGGCGATTGACCACAAACTTCGATGGCGATGCCGCACCAATAGCAAGCAACCTAGAGGAAGTGGATGCGCCTTCAGATGGACCGTTTGGTACACTCGGTGCTAGTATGACGCAGAGTAGTGGTATCTTTACATTTCCAGCGACTGGTTTTTGGTACGTGAACTTTTTATGTACGTATTATTATGACGGTAATTCTACATATACCGATGCGCAGATATTTGGTACAAATGACGGGTCGAATTACGGTACACTAACATATGGCAGAAGCGGTACCAATGCTTCGGGACCGGAATATGCTAATATTTTTACAGACTATGTATGTGATATTCAAAACACTTCTACCCATAAGATTAAGTTTCATGTCAAGACTGAGGACGATAGTGCAACTTGCAAAGGCAACACAGGCTATAACTATACTAGTATGACATTTATTAGATTAGGAGACACATAATGGATGATTACGGCAGACCAGACCACATTGAAGATGTATTAGTAAAACTCCACAAGGGGCAATGGTTCGGCTGGTCAGACAGTAAAGATAAAGTGTACAGCAATCTTATTATCCATGATGACCAGTACAGTAAGCCAAGCAAAGCTAGTTTGGAAGCAGGATTAGCGCAAGCTCAAGATGACTTTGACTGGCAAGGAGTACGTAGAGAGCGAGACAGCCTGTTATCTGGTAGTGACCATATCCTAATGCCTGACTATCCTATGGAAGATAAGTCAGATTGGGAAGCATACCGACAAGAGCTAAGAGATATACCACAAGACTTCGATGATGCGGAGGACGTAGAATGGCCCGAACAGCCCAGCGGATAAAGAACGATGAGCGAAAAAAAGAAGCCGGACCTCAATCTTATGGACTTTGTGTTTGTGGGTATCCTCTTGAGTGCGTGTATCCTTATTGTATGGAACACAATACAGATACAACAAGTAAAAACGATAGCTGAACACAACAAGGCGCATGTGTGTTTCCTAACCGATGTATTGTTTGGACCAGCAGAAAACATGGCAGAGTTATGCGCTACTTTGCGTGAGGACCTACATGAAGAATGGCAAGCACAGTCGAGGTAAGTAATGAAACAGTTGAGTTTGTCAAACGCTTTGAAGGGTTACGTCTAACTTCCTATTGGGATTACCACCAATGGAGTATAGGCTATGGAAGTATCAGCTATGAAGGACAAACAATCACCGAAGAACAAGCAGCAAAGAAACTCAAAGGCGACCTCAAAAAGTATGCCGCAAGCCTCTCTGCCGCACTCCACGTTACACTATTACCCGAACAAGAGACTGCACTTTTATCAGCCACTTATAACCTTGGGGTTACAGGTGTTAGCCGTATTATTAAAGTATGTAACACGGGGGATTTTGACGCTGCTGCGAAGCTGCTTAGACGCTACGACCATGCTGGAGGTAAACGATTACCAGCCCTCACCAGACGCAGAGAAGCAGAAGCAGGACTATTATCAAGGCGCAGACCATTGGTGGTGGATAGTCAAATGAGGGGTAGTCCACGGGTACAATACGAGCGCACCTATTATCTGATGCCACCTGATGCTAGTAAGCAGGAGTTCATGGATATAGCAAGCGAGGTATACAACCAGAAATCTACCGTAGGATTTAGTGCCGATGATGCTGGCATTGGTGATTTAGACAAGCGCAATGCCGTATTAGTGTATCCCGAACGACAACCCGATAAAATTACTGAGTGGTTTTCAAGCAATTATGATGGCGTGAAGGTGCTTCACCACCCAAAACATACTCCCGTTGCGCCTGAGCCGTCTGTAGGGCTAACAAAGGTAGGTTTGCACGGTAGTGCCGATGGTTCTTGGGGTAATCCTATCCTTCCAGAGACAATTGACCTCATAAAAGAAGCTAAGATAGAAGCATACAAGGGTTTATCTAACGAGAGTGCTGATACAGTTAAGATACTCAAAGACATCAATCCTGATATGTTCATATTAATCAGACTATTTGCTAAGGTAAATAAGGGTTTTAGTAGACCACAACAGTTTGTCAACCTTGTGGCACAAGATGCCGTAAAATGGTATGATGCAGGGGTTAGGCACTTCGAGGTACACAATGAGCCTAACCTAAAGATAGATGATTCCGCAGAAGGTATGTGGGACGTATGGGAAGATGGAGCAGAGTTTAGTTTATGGTTCTTATCGGTGGTAGCACAGCTAAGACAGCTAATGCCAGAGGCAAAGTTTGGTTATCCAGGCTTATCTCCTGGACATTACATACCTGGTGTGCGCTACGACCCTATCCGTTTCTTCAACGAGAGTTGGACAGCGGTGGACGAAGCGGACTTTATTTGTGCGCATTGCTATTGGGTTACAAGGGAGCAGATGTATTCGGATGTAAGCGGTCAGTGGTACAAGCGGTATCACAGCAAGAACAAACCTATTATGATTACTGAATTTTCTAACCCTTCACCCGATGTCCCTAAACACGAAAAGGGGTTACAATACGTAGATTATTATAAGAGCCTGAACAACGTACACTCGGCCTACTCATTCTTGAGTACAGCCAGTAGCGGTTTCAAACATGAGACATGGCATGGCTCGGATATTGCAACACTAGTTGGACAGAGAGATGGACGCTAGTCTTGAGACTGTACTTGATAGGATACGTCAGCACGTTAAGGTTCTTAACCACTCCAGTGAAAGGATGGCATCTACACTGGACGAGCTTGAAGATGATTTTTCAGAGTTGTCACAACGCATGGCATCAGTTGAAGCAAACTTAGCTTGGCTAATGAAGTTGATATGGATGGTAATAGGAGGAATAGTGATGATTGTATTCAAGGTATTTGCAGAAACCTAATCTATAAATGGTACACATACCTAAGTTAGAGCCTTCGGTTTCGCCAGGCTGTTATTACACTCGCCTAAATTACACTACTAAGTGGGAACAATACTTCCTGTTGATTAGTGATGTACATTTTGATGCTAAAGGCTGTAACAGAAAACTAATTCGTAAACATTTGGAACAAGCAAGGGTGCGTAACGCACCTGTTTTTATTTTTGGGGACCTACTAGACCTGATGCAAGGTAAGAATGACCCCCGTGGTGCTAAACATGACCTGCGTCCTGAGTATGCTATGGATGATGACTACCTCGGCAACGTATGTGAGGATGCCGCAGACTTCCTAGCTCCATACGCAGAGAACATAGCCCTGATTAGCATGGGCAACCATGAGTTTGAGTATCGTAGAAGGCATGAGATTGACCCACTAACTATTGTAGCTACGCACCTCAAGATAAAGACTGGCGTTGCCCCTATTATTGCACCGTATACTGGATGGATACAATACAAACTGAAGTATGCTAATGGTGGTAGGCGTAAGACTATCAATATGAAGTATCACCACGGTGTGGGAGGCAATGCACCTGTAACCAAGGGTGCTATCCAGAGTAACCGTAGTGCTGTCATGTGGCCCAACGCTGACATAATGATACGGGGGCATATACACAATAGGTTCAGTATGAGTATGCCAGTTGAAACAATCAGTAATCAAGGCAGAATAATCACTGACCAAGAGCGTATCTATCTCCAGACAGGTTGCTATGTGTCTGATATAGACGATGGTAACAGCTGGTCGAGCCGTAGAGGATTTGGTGTGCCTGCTATGGGAGGCTACTGGCTCAGGCTATACAACGAGAACTTGACCGAGAATGCTGTGTCAGTACAGTACCAAGCGATACCGACTGACTAGTGTGGTACTACATTGCAATAGATATGTTCGGAGACATCTTGTTTCTTGATGAAGGTGAACAATACGATGAGCCTGATGGCTGGATGAACAACGGCTATCCCCCGTTCTATTCGGCAGGTGGTCCACTCGATGTTATCACAGTAGGCATGAAGCATTTCCAGAAGTGCGAGAAGTATCGGCTAGGTTTTATCTCCATGAATTGAAGTTTTAAGGTTGTTCCTCTTTACACTAAACCCACTCTAAAGTATCATCTCCAAATGGAAGAAACAATTACAACACGCCAGTGTGACAGGTGTGGGTCTGAAATACCTAACGTGTGTCACATACGATGCGAGAACTGTGGCGCAGAGGTTGTCTGTAACGATAACTAATCGCAATACCCTAAAAGAAAAGCTAATAGAAATACGATTTGACTGTGACTGGTGTGACCGCCCGTTAGTGGGAGAAGGTGACATGCACGAATGGCTTATCAAGCGTTCTGCGCTACCAAAGAATAAGCGTATCTTTGATGAACGCAACTGTGCTATCTTACATCACTCCTGTCACATGGCTCACGGCCAGACCAGAGCAATGCAGGATAAGCTCGCTCCGATATTCGTTCAGCGTTACGGTAAGGACAAGATGTTAGATTTCATAGATGGGTTGGGGATGAAAGCACCACAACAATTTGTACACATAATAGAAGCTGTGGTATACTAGAATAACTTCACGAAACGGGTGTGACCTCCTTTGAGCAGGAAGCCCAATTCCTTCTTGCTTTATTTACAACAATACCCGTCTCCTCATAAACACCAGGTGGTCCATGCCGCCTGGTGTTCCTTTTTAATTACTGCAACTCGTCACGCCAAACAATATTACGCTTGGCTAGACCACGACTAATAGCATACAGTCCACTAGCTACGGCTGAGGCTATCGCTACTTGGTCTGCGCTAAGTAGGTTCAAACTTGCCATTATTGCTGTGGCGACTACTGATAGTGCTGTTATCCAAAACTCTGTTGTCTTGTATCCGTGTTTCATCTAGTCCTCCTTCAAGAATAGATTCAAATATGTCTGGTTGTTCAATGAAAAACTTTCCGATGGCGGCCAGTAACGCAACAGCCTCTCGTTCTCCTAGCCCTTTGATGGTACGCTTCAACCACCGTGCCTCCGATTTTATTATCTGCGCATCGTCACCTCCTAGTTTACGTAACGCATTTTCAGCTATATCAAGTCGTAACTTGGATGCAGACTGGACAGTCTCATTGCCGTACTGGCGCAACAGCCTGTTACGAAGTTCATACTCTATCGGACTGTATTTAGTTCCCATGTTTCCTCTTTAAGCGTGAGCGTTCTTGGGCTGCTTGTCTACGTACCCTCGCAGCAGTCTTTTTACGGGACGGTTTCTCACAGTAACTACCTGTACGCCAACGTAACTCACGCTCTGCCTGTCTAATGCCTTTGGCTAATAGTTTACGTTCCTCTGATGTCATGGGGTATAAGTGTACCTTCTTTTTGGAGCGTTGGGTTTTTCTAATAACAAGACCTGTACCTGTCTTGTAGTATACAAACGCATCACCAATAAAAAATCCAGGCGCACACCTAGCTCCTTGATGTACGATAACCTCTTTCTTGCTGAACTGTGCCCCCACGTTGAAGGTATTGTCGGTGTTGCCATGCACGTTACCGACAAACACAATGCCTGCCGTGGCTCTTACGCCATCGCCATGACTACGATAAGGCACTACACTATCCCACGGATTGCCCCCTTTTAGCATGTATGCCTATACGCAATTGTCAACTTCTTAAGGTTTCGTTGGTTCATCTCTCAGAGCGCATACTAATGACCACGCCATGTCGGCACGGTTCTTATAGAGTTGGTCAAGCCATTCAATCGCATCACCATCGGCTATGTGTTTACTGGTGATGTGTAAGAAGCTCCACCCTAACAGACAGCCTGCATTCGTTTTCTCGCACAGTGAAGTAAAGCCCTTGCCTCGCACATGCCTACCTCCTGTCCAGATACCTCCCTCTATTTCAACCCCTATCTTATAGTCAGGCCATGCAAAATCAAGTCGCCAACGCCTACCCATCTCCTCTTTGGCAAACATATACTCTCGCTCCCATTTAGGAAACTCGAATAACTTTAACTGAAACTCAAACTCTTGTTCTAGTTCTGACTTAGCCATTGTTACCTCATTAGGTGCATCACTAAATCTTCTAAGACACTCAACGCAATCGATAATGCGTCACGGTTTTCCTCGGTTAGTTCTACAGCACGGTGGGTTGCTCGGTCCAGGTTGCGCTTGGCTGCGTTGATGTCCTTCATAAACCTCTGCCAATCTTGAGTGGTGTCCTCATGCTCGCCCCTAACAAAAGATGATAATGTTTCTGCTGATGTTCCTTCCTCTAGTGCTGTACGTAACTGTTCAGCAGCTTCTCTGGGATGGAACTCGAACTTCTGCCATAAATCAAACATGGTATAGAAGTGTTTGGGGCTGGCTATCCTACCTCTAACCTTCGGGTTATACCTGCGGAATAATCTATAAGCCATGCCTGCTTTAGCCAGCCTGCCTACGTGCATGATACTAACACCGAGGGCTTGAGCTAACTTAATAGTCTCGCCCTCGGCATAGTTACCAACAACTCTTGATGCAGCCAGGCACGTCACCCAACGGTGACGGTCACTTAGCTGATAGTTAGATACTGCTCGGTGATAGTTTTGCTCTAGACTCATCTGTACAATATTTACCCCACAACGGGTCACGTTTTGCTTCTACATCCCATAACAGTGTGTCTATTTGCCTAATAGACATACCCTGCTGGATGTAGTAAGGTTGGTTTTCCATAGTAAGTGCCTTGTCATAGTCCACAGTCTCGACCATGTGTCGTAAATCTTTTATCTTGGGAAACCAATCCTCTGTGGTTATCCATTTATTTATAGCACGTTCCATCGTAGCATCGTCCACATCCTTGAACATACTGGCATACAACTTCCATGTACCAGCAGGAATGTTCTGATTAGGATAAGCAAATGCTAGTGGTTCAAATACTTTAGTCTGCATTAAAGGCCTCCTGTAATGTGTCTATACTAGTCTTACCTTTACCTTTTATCAAAGGCATCCTACCTTGCACAACCCAATCTGTCAACCACTTTATTGACATAGGATTGTACCCACGTTCCAACCATTCCTGGTGATATGGAAGTAAATCATCCTCAGACTTATCTCCTATAACCTCAATGATGGTAGTGTATAACTCCTTTTTAGGATAGCGGTTAGTAATCTTTCTATATATTTGTATAGCCTTGTGTTGACTATCAGGATGACGAACTGCTTTTGTTCGTCCTAAGTTAACCTTGTTATCAGTTAACTTAACTACTGATGGTTTGGGTGACATAGCTATGTCACCCCTAAAAACCCCAGATGTGGGGGGTATACTGTTTAGAGATGACATATTGTCACCCCTAACTTTCATAGGAGTTTCGTATTCCACCATGATTGCCTTGAGCTTTACCAAGTCTATACGGTACTCCCTGGGTCTATGTCTACTAGCTTTATGGACCATCTCGATGTATCCATCTTTACGCAGGTCATTCATAATTCTTTGTACCTGTCGCTTAGACAGACATACCTTATGTGCTACACGTTCCATTGATGGGAAAACTCGACCCCCCATATCATTGGCGTGGTCTGCCAGAGCTAACATGATTAGTTTCTGAGTTGGTTTTAGTGGTGTGTCAAACACCATGCTCATTATCTTTATACTCATTGCACCACCACCACATCTACGATGTACGAGCCTGCTGGACTAAAACGGTCACGTATGACCTCACCGTTTTCGACCCAGACTGGGTCACGCTGTAAGATGTCAAGCCTCACACTACCGTCATACTCTAGGGTATAAACAGCCCCACCTCTATCAATACACAGATAAGTATTCTTGAGCGCAGGTATATAGAACTTCGTACCAAGTGGATACTCACGAGGGCACGCTACTGTAGCATATTTCTCATGCCACCACGACCAGTGATGCCATCGCTTACCATCAGTCAGCCAGGATGTACATTGCCCATCTACCACGTTATCTGGGTGACAGTTCGGACCCAGATTAGGCGGCCAATAATAACTCAGCCTTGCCCTTAGCTGTGGTTCTGTGGTAGGTTGTACTGTTGGTGTAGGTGGTACTGGTGTATTGGTTTCTATAGCTACGGCAGGAGCAACCAAAACTGCTGGTTGCTCCACTTCGTATCCTCTAAAAGCGTTCCAGATAACAACGCCAGTTACAAACCCTGCTACCATTGACATCGCAATCATAACTACGATAACTTCACGTCTAGTCATAACAACCTCCTTAGACATTATGTTTTAATTAAAGCTGTCACCTTCTTTGGTTTGTTATCTACACGAAGGTACGTACAAGTATATCCAGTCAAGTCATAGGTCTGGGTTGGGTCAAGCTGGTCTAAGTCTAAGATGTGAGCAATAGTCTCTGGCCAAACCGTAACTCCAAACTTAGTGAACGGTCCACCCTGTACCTTATAGTACGTCTTACCATCATTGACGCTACACACAAGTTTCTCAGCTGCAAACGTTTCAGTCTCAGCCGTGTCAGCTACTACCTGGGCTGGGGTCGTTGGTGGTGCGCCATTAGGTGCAGTGAATGTAGGTGGTGCGCCATTAGTTGCTGTGGTCTTACCAGTTGGTTCAATCCCATTCTCTAATAGGATACCTGCAAACATCCTAAAGCGTTCCAGCAAATGCGCCTCGCTCTCATCTCTAAGGGTGAACATTACTTCCCACCCTACACTAGTCTTGCCCTTGAAATTGATGCTACTCGGTGCTTCTGTATGCTGTGTCATAATTGACCTCCTCCCCTGTTCGGGTATCTAATAGCATAACTCTACTCATTTCGCCACACTCACGACAACGTGAGTACGCTGTTACTGAAGGTGGGTATTGAACTGAGCTATAATCATCGACCTGACCTTCACAACAGGCCGACAGCTCCTCTACGCTTCTGACTAACTCTTTCACGCTACCTCCTTTGCTGGGGGGTGAGGCTCTATACTTAGGCATACACTCAGAGTTGACCTAACCCCACCCCTTCCACAAAATGTGTACAGCAGTAAAAAGTCTTATGCTCATTGCCTGATGGCAACAAGAGAGTGAACACTCACTCTTTTGTGCGGATATACGTTTGTATCTAGAGGGACTATGCTCTTTGTGCATATCCGCACATAACAGCAAGTGTGCTATTGTTGGTCGGGTCTAATAACCCAGTTAATAAGACCGCCCTGATGATGACGGCTGAAAATCCTGTCATCCTCATCCCTGGCTTGTTCGGCATCACGTCTAATCGGAGCATAGAACTTCCGACCTGTCAACTTGGATATAGCAACCCACTCACCCATTTCCCCCATGTCGGGGTCGTGATATTCTGTAGGCATATACACCTCCCTGTCAATTAACATGCTTCTCTGATGTACGTAACCAAGCTGCATGATTGTCTAGCACTTCATCCAACTCATACGTACCCAAATACTGTTCACACGCCCTACGTACTACCTCACTCCTAGTAATGG